ATCCTAAGTTGCATACTTAGGATTTTTATAAACCAATAATTAAATTTTTAGCAGTAATTTAGCAGTTGATATTTATATTTAAATACTAAACTTTAAAAAAAGTATTTGTATTTTTTCTAAATAATGTATTGTTCTTTGACATATCTATATAACCTCCTTTAGTATCTTAGTGTACAAAACACTTTTATTCAACACAATCTTGAGCATTTATTGCTTTTTTTATTATAATACTAATGAGGTGTTAAATATGAATTTAAAAGACAGAAAACTGCAAAACAAAATTAAAGGTACTGGAAGAAAAACTAAAATTCTTGGAATTCTCTAATTTACAGGATAAAGAAGAAAAAATAATAGACTGTAAACATGCAATAGAAAAACAAAAACGTATAATACGAAATGTCGAAAGTTATTATTAAAAGATACAGTGTCATATTTTATGGCATTGTTTTTTTATTTTTAATAAAAAATTTCCGAAAAATAAAAAAAGACTGATCATTTACGACCAGACTTGAACGATATACATTTATATGTATATTCCTGCCTATAAATCTTCCTTACTAAATTCAATTATTACTTTGTCGTTTTCATCAACAATTGCAAGCCTATTCCCTGTCATTTCAGCCAGCTCAATTAAATCCTTTGCCGTATATGAGCCTCTTTTCATTTTGTTACTTAGACTACTCTTGCTCATTGACATGTGATTAGCGTAATCGGTTTGATTGAATCCAAACAATGCCAATAAAGATATTATTTTTTTATTCATTACATATCACCTCATTAGTATTTTATCACATGAATATAGTTCATTCAATAGTGAAAATAATTCATATAAAAGTGTATTTAAACATTGACAAAGTTCACGTTTTGGTGTATTATATAAGTGTAGAAAGGAGATAGGATATGAAGAAACAAAAAAAGAGTTCCAAACCAATCGTCAAACAAGTCTTGGAACTCCTCAAGTTAATACTAGAGATAATAACTCTAATATTAGCAATCATAAAGAGTTTGGGGAAATGACTTCCCCTCTCTCTTAAAGATTATATCATATCTTTCTCATAAACGAAAGGAGCGATAATCATGAAACACTATGAAAAGATTAAAATGATACTTAACATTATAGTTATAGTATTGTTAGTAATTTTATTAATGACTTGGCTTTAATATCGCTATATAATAAGAAAAATGGAGGAAATTAAAATGGATGCAAGATTAAATGGCTTTCCTTTCCCATTAGCCTTGCTAGACAAAGAGCACAAAAGAGATATCTCCTCACTAGAGCCTTGTGCTCTTTTATTTAATAATTCATTATACTTGCATATTTTGTATAAAACAGTAAAATGAATGGCGTACAGATAATATTTTTGTACAATAGAATATTGTTCCTTTCCCATTAACAATATTCATAGTTATACTAAGAGTACAAGTTCACCTCTCCCGTTTTTGGGCTTGTATTCTTTTTATATAAAGTTTATTGAAAATAATAATAAATTATTATATACTTTTAATAAGCATAGTACGCATCCCAAAATTATGCTAAAAACACAGTGTTCATTCCCATGTCACTGTGTTTTTCTTTATACAAAAAAGCCTAGATCAATTAGACCTAGGCTTGAATTTTATATATTTATTATTCACATGAATATCATGGTACCCGTTGCTTATAACACTGTGAGTCTGGCCCATTGCAACTAGGATATATTCCAACCGTATATTTAGGCGATTCCCTTGAATATCTTCAGCACCGTGTTTTAGATAAACTTTATTCATAAGCATAAACACCCATTTGATTTTGAAGTTCTTCGGACAATTCAAAATATTTTTGGTACTGAGATTTATAATAATCTCTATCACCTCTAGCATCATAGAGTTCCTGCTTTGTTAATTCTAGATTGGTTTTTAGGTTTCTAGTGGTTTGTTTTTCTTGTACTAGGGCAATTCCTAGTAATAATGATAATAGCGCTAGAGCGGCTAAAACAGATACTTCTATACGTTTCATTACTATACCTTTTTCAGATAATCGCCACTTACCCATCCGCTAGGAATACGAGCAAATCCGTTTTTCCATTCTTTTACGGTAACACGAGTACCCTTGTTTAGACATCCGTCTTTATCATAATCATGTTTTTTTGCATCTGTACTAAGCTCTGCATATGTCTTACGTGGATAATTTGTCCCAGGGCCAGTACGAACACTTAAATCACTAGCTGTAACTTCATAAATACCTAATGGTTTTGATGCACTAGAAGGCTTATTTTGACTTGTAGAAGAACCACCAGAAACAGCCTCACCAGAGATATATCTATATCCATTGTAATAAGCTGCTAACCATCCTGATGGTGTTCTGATCCAAATATCATCACCGTTTTTTGCAACTTCTAAGCATGAAACTCTAGTACCTTTATCTAAAGCCCCATCTCCATCAGCATCATGTTTTCTACCATCTACAGTTAATTCACTGTGAGATTTAGCTCTATAGTTTGTACCAGCTCCTGTTCTAACTTTCAATTCAGTTTGTAATGTATAAGTCTTACCAGTTGTATATCCTTCACTGGTTTGTGGTTGAGTAGGTTTTACGGTGTTGCCATAACTAACATTTACATTACCATTTGCAATACAGTCAGCAACATCAGCTCTAAAATCATTCATTGTGTATCCTACGAACTTCCACCAGTGATCAGGATCACCATGATTAGAAGCAACACCCTGTGAATGACCTTCTTTATGTGAAATAATGTCATTAGCAGTTAATCCATACTCTTTACATAAATAAGCATATAACTCAATCATATTTTTAATAGCAGCATCAAAATACGCTTTATCTGAATAATCAGCAGGTTCACACATTTCAACACCAATCATATTATCATTACCTGAACCACCGCAGTGCCAGCCTCTATAATTCCATGGCAAAGTTTGAATAACCTCTTTATCATCTACAAAAGCATGAACACATACTTGTCTACCAGCAGGTCTTGGAGTATTCCATGCTTTTGCAAAACCAGCAGCAGACACATTAGGACACGCAGTAGAGTGAACCATTAACTTTGTAACTTTAATAGTTCTGCCTGCTTTATAACATTCATTGTTTACTAAAAAGTTTTGTTTGATTTCCATGTTATTCTTCCTCACTTTCATCTTTATTCAGCTGCACTAATGCATCTTTTAATTTATCAGGGATTTTCACTCCTAAATTAGAAACGTTTTCTAATAAAGAAATTCCCTCATTTGCGATGTAGAAGTAACACACAAGTGTACGAAATACCCATGTGCCAGTATTCATTAATCTATCTAACATCACTGCTACAATTAAGATGACAAGGATCATAAATTTCTTTACAAGTCCTTTAAATCCAACTTCACTGTTTAACAGATTGTTTTGGTAGGCAACGATTACACCAGTCGCATAATCTAAACACATAAATACAATTAAAATACCAATTGCTACATCCCAGCCCCCGAATAAATACGTAAAAAAAGTAGCCACAACAGCTACAGTACTATTAAATATTTTTTCCATTTTTTTCATTTTCCTCACCTTATTTTATTTTCGATAATTTGAGTAAAAGCTGATGCAATCCGGTACTAGCTAAACCGCATACTGCACCAGCTACAACTGTTTCTACTGTTACATTTCCGGATACGATGCAGTTTAATGCAGCACCCTCGAAAAATATAACTGTAGGAATCCATTTATTATCAACATCTTTTATCCATATTTTACCTTCTTTCCAGAAGATTTTTATGCCATCTGAGGCAATAATAAAAAGACACATACTTCTGTGTCCTAATAACCAATTACTCTCAAAATATGTTCTTCCACAGCATCAACCGATGCCCCGTTAATAACCTGTGTACGACCTGTAAGAGTCACGTTTCTGCCACTAAAAGTCATTTGGCAGCGATAGACAGTAGTAACACCATTTATAGCCTGTGCACGTTCCAAATGCATCTTACTGTCTTTAGATGGAATCATCATATCCGAACACTGCCCCAAAGTAGAATGCGGACGCCAGATAACTTCTATATAGTCATAGTTCGTATAGTAATCTTTCAAAGTAAAATTAGCTGTTGTGTCGCCGTCGAAAAGAATAGTTCCCAACAGAATTTTTTTACCGTTCATATCTTTAAGTTTACCCATATTTCCTCCTGTTTTTTAAATCATCCAACACTCTCATCATAGTATACCGCTAATCCAAGTGTTTCTTTATGATCATTAAGCACATCGATAAGTTTATTAATATACTGTATTGTAGTCTTAATCTCACTCCATACCTCCCGAATATCGGCAGGATCGCTCATATCGATATCCGGCGGTACTGTAATTTTTGCAGGAATATTAACCGCCAATCAGATCACCCCACTTCTTTAAATCGTAAAGGTTTTTCCAGCTGTAGTTTTTTCCAACAAAATCCCACGTTCCTATAGAAACACGTATAATAAACTGCTCTTTAACTGCCAAAGTGGATTTTGTCAGTTCAACATCAAGAATTTTATAACTCATTTATCTTACCTCCACTTTAAACATTTCTTTCAGCGTTTCATCAGCAATAAAATATGTCACGATAAGATCGTAGCGGCCGGGCTCGTCTATACTTAGCATAAATTCAATATCGTGTTCATCTATTTCGCAGTCAATCTGCTTTATATTCTCACCATACTGCATAAGTTCAACGTATGCTCTGTTAATAGAAAAATTCTGTTCTTTCCTGCTGTGCACCGAAAAAACCGTTTTAAGATTTTCACCTGCAATCAGCTTTAATTCTTCACTGCACACGGCATTACCTCCCTTATCATACATTTATAGTCATTTTTAAACCTTACTGTTACATCGTAGTCAATAATTTTAATATGCCAGCATAAATTTGTAGTATCCACTTCAAATAATGCTTTAGACATATATCCTACATTTCCGGCTTTATCGTATGCATACAGATCAATATAGTATTCACCGGATAAATTAGGAGGCAGTTCCGCCTCCCATCTTTGTCCTTCAGTGAAATAGAAAATAATCTCAAAGTTTGGATTTTTTCCTATTACCTTTTCAACCATTAGTCTGTTACTTCTACTGCAACGACATACGTCTTGCCGCCATCGACCGGATTCGGTGTAATCGTAACGTTTGTAATTACCGGTGCCTTTGTATCCAGATTTAAAGTACGTGTAATTGTTGTATCGACACCGCTGGCACTTGTAGCTACAAATGTAACGGTATTAGCACCCTCAACTAAAGTAACGTTTCCTGTAAACGTACCGTCACTGATTGGTACATTCTGAGCATTTCCATTCCCTACTTTGACAGTTAATTCAGCTCCGTTTGTTGAACCGGCAAAAGCTACAGATGCATTTTTATGCCATGAGCCGTCTTCCGGACTGGTAATAGACAAGTTAGGTGCAGTTGCCAGTACTCTAAATGTTAACATTGCAGGTGTCGCAGCATTTCCATCATTGTCGCTCGCATTTACCGTAACAGTGTGTTCACCATCTCTTAATGCAGTTGCAGGAGTATAAGTATATCTAAACCCTCCCTCGATAGCAGACTTGCTCAATCCGCTTACTGCAACATTATCAATTTTTAATGTAACAGTAGATTCATTAACACCCGAATCATTGTCTTTAACTTCAAAATTGATTTCCGGTTTGTTTTGAGACATAAGCTGACCGCTTGTTGGCTTTAAGATTGTGATTGTCGGTGCTACTTTTTCTTTAACTACTAACCGCAGTTTAGAACCAAGTGTTTCATGCTTATCATCTACAGTCACTGCATTGCCGGCTTTGTCTGTTGCCTTTATCTGTACGGAATAATAATGTCCTTCTTTAGGATAACTGGAAGTTGCGGGGGCTGTTAATGTTGCCTCGTATTTTCCAGTCTGGTTGTTTAAAGTCAATGTAGTCGTAACCCCGTTGATAATTGCCTGTACTGTTTGTATTGCCATTTATTTGCTCCTTTCTTTATTCTTCATATAAAACTATATTTCTTTCGCTGACATTTCTTAAATCTTCATTTTTAGTTACTGCATTCACTCCTGTAGTAACTTTAAACAATGGAATATCATAAACATTTCCACTATTTAAAATATCTTCATCTTTTAAAATGGTAACAGTTGTAAATGATCCCTCATGCCCGGCAGGCTGAGTCATATCTACCCTTATTACTATATAAAAAGTGCTGTTGCTCGGGAGTGTCAATGTATCACTTCCATCACAAAAAATGTGATGTCCATACACCATTGCACCCCCGTTTTTCAATGTGGCCTGCAGTCCGGTTACCTGAACATTCAGTTCGTTTCCATAACCTTTAAAAATATCATGCTTCTTATATCCTGATAAGTAGTGATATAGAGCAGCATCCTGCTTTGCTTCTATATCCTGATTATTGTCTGCCATTACTTTAATTGCCAAGATTCCACCTCCTAATAAAGTTTTTCTTTGATTTATACATATCCAGTATACGGTGAGGACAGTACATATATCTGTCAAAATCATTATGAAAATAAACAGGTAAGCTGCCTAATTTATTTCTTAACATTGAGATAAGAAGTACTGTATTTTCTACTGCAGTTATGAATTCTTCATCACTGCCGCGACTGCATATTTCAATTGCAATAGTATTTCTATTTCCCTGATCATATGCCTTGCCCGTATGAAAAGCCTGCACATCAATCGGAAGTGCCTGAACAGCACCGCAGCTGTCAACAAAAAAATGAGCTGAGTAAGAACCTGTTCCCTTTAACATCAGATCATAATTTTCCTGCGCGGTAAATTCATTATTGGTGTTATGTATGGTTATTCCCAGTGCTTTCATATCACCGCCACTGAACTGTAATTCTAGATTTTTTTCAATCATTGAAAGTACCTCTCGCTTGCTTTTGTTCTTACTTTTCCAAAAGTCATAGTAGCTTTTTCCAACACTGAATTTTCATCAAGATTTAGTTCATAACCCGTCCAGACAGTATCGTAATATTTACGGTTTATGCTTATTTTAAATTTTCCACCAGTTACAAAACTGTAATAATCATATAATTTATTATCAAGAATCAGTTCGACAGTAATTTTGTGATTATACATCTCTTTTTCAAGGTTTCCCGAAACGATAGTGCTGATTTCATCATCACTGTTAACTATTTTAGTATTTACTACATTAAGTCTTGTCAGACTGCTGCCGTCTTCGGTTATCCCGTCTTGCGTCAAATAATAAACACCACGTTTTACTGTCCCGTCCTGATTATAGATTATAAGTTTGTTTGTTTCCTGTATTTCCACAACAGGTGTCATTGCAGGGAGTACAACAGTATTATCAATAAGTTTATGTTCCACAGCTTCAACTGGTGCGGTATAAATAGAAGGTGTTCCTTTATTTATCGGAATAGAAACACTTATCTTAACACTGTAGTCATCATACATTTTTAACAGCTGTTCATATACATTCAGTGTATGTACCTCGGTATAGTCATAACCCCATTTCCTTGGATAACTGTCACTTTCACTTATATCAAACTGATTTATCAGTGCAGTTATCTTTGGATCATCATTGTTGCTGTTTTTATAATGTTCCAGAATATATCTGGTTCGCGTATTACAGTTTTTATCACTGTAGCTTCCTGCTGAATAAAAATCTTCATCATCGAACAGTGTTAAAATATCATTGGCATCAATTTGATTTGACTCAATACTTTTTATTACACCGGTGTACAGAATCGAACCATATGCATCGACAAGAATTATTACATCGCCGTTTACTGCAGCGTTTGGAGTAGCTTCAAGCAAAATTGAACTGTTTTGACTTGTTAAAAGATCTTCGCGTACATTAAAACTAAGTGCCCGGGATGATGCATATGCTTTTTCAGACAAGGCAAAACGTCCTTTAAAGTAAACACGGTAATACCCGTTTCTAGACTGTTGCATATTCATCCCTCCACCCTACTCTTACATAACCGTCAAATTCTTCTGCAAATGTAAATTTCATTCCTGATGTTCCCGGTTTTAAATAACAGAATGTTAAATATGCCTGATTTGGAATTCCAACAGTAAAATCCTGATAATTAACTGCATTATTAAGCCATGCATCATCAAGACTTAACTTTATTTCCTCTAGACGGTCATCGGAATTTATATATACATAATCAAATGTACCAATCAGCCGGCATACACCGTAAACACTCCCGGAACGGTCATATAGCGTAAAGGACGGATTTTTACACCGCCCGATTATCTCTATTTCCATAGGAACATTCAACGGGCTGTTATTTATCAGTTTAATATCTTCGTAGCCCGCACTTGAATACGAGTATTTACGATTTAATTTGTATTTTTTACCTGTATTTTTTGCTGCTCCAGCTTCTACAACCGTTTGATTATCGTTTTTCCACATTGTAAGAGGCGTGAATGAAACGTTACATCTCAAAAGACCGGTTTCTTCGTCTACTTCACCCTTTTCAATACTGTTCATCACTACCTCGCGGTAGTAATTTTCATTTGACATTGCAGGTGTCTGATAATGAAAATACAGCGGCAGTATGCTGATAAACCTTACAAATACATTGTAGCTGTCATAAGCAAGTGCATTGTCTTCACTGTTTTGGAAAAGGAGTTCGCCTCCGAAAACTTCAAGATTGTCAGTTACAGAATTTAATTTTTGAGAATTGCCCAATCTGGTTACTGTTACTGTATTTGACGATCCCAAGCCGGTTGGTGTATTCAAAAATGCATCTTTGAAATCAGTAAGATCATATTTTTTCCCCTGTCCATTTATTAACCAGAATTTTCTAACAGCCATTATCTACCACGCCTTCCTAAATTTTCATCAACAATATCTGTAATTACATTCCCCCATCGTCTCAGCTCTGTCTGACTTATAGGAGTACCGTTATTGTTCACATTAAATGAAGTTGACAGATTTATATTTGTATTTCCCGCAGCAACTGCCAAATCACCAAAACCGCCACTGTCGAAAGGATTCAGCCATCCGATAAAATCACCTACTGATCCTGCAACGTCTCCAACAACATCAGCAATACCTCCAAATATTTTACCTACATTCTCACCAATCCATTTGAACGCATCAATAAGGCCGTTAACCACATCTGCAATTTTCTGAATGACATCCTTTAAGACTTTAAAAGCTTCTGTTTTCGAAAATGCATCATACATTTTATGGAATGATTCGACTGCGCCCTTGATTATATCTACAATACTGATAAACAAATTCCAGAGTCCAGATAAAACAGGCATCAGGAACGATCCAACAGCGGATACTATTTTTAAAAATGCCGGTACGAGCGTACCTATAACAAATTCGGCGATTGCAGAAATAATCGGAAGAATATACGTGCTGAACCAGTTCCAGAGTTCAATAAGTACCGGAATCAAAGTACCTGTCACAAAAGATGAGATATTGTTAAAAGCAGTCTGCAGCATCGGCAGTACAGTAGCTGCGATGCCGTCAATCAGCGCTCTGAAAGAATCCGACTGATTGTACAGCAGAACGAATGTACCAATAACCAGAGCAATAACCCCTATGATCATCATGAACTGTGATGTTGTAATTTTAAGAGCACCGGATAGAATCGTAATTCCTTCTTTTACCTTTAGAATTATTAAAATAAGCGGTCCAATGGAAGCTATTATCCCGGCCACTATTACAATTATCATCTGCATTCTGGGTGTAAGGTTATTAAACCATGCGAGCATATCCGCAGCAAACTGCGTTATTTTTGCAACAAACGGTTCAAGCCTTTTTCCTAATTTTGACAGCTGTTCATTTAAATCAAACTGTGCATTTGAATTATCGATAAGACTCTGATTGTTTTCACGGTATGCCTGATTAACTTCAGCCAGACCGCTTTCAGCAAGAGTTTTCATTACAAGTTCCTGCCTTTCGGCTTGAGTTTTACATTTAGCGAGTTTCTCGGAAAAATTATCAGCACCTATGCCCATCCGGTCTAAAAGTTCACCAAACTGCCCGGTTGCTGCACCTGTAGCCAGTGTCTCCTGAAGAGAATCAGACAATGATTCAATCTTTAGCGTATCGGGGAATTTTATTACTGCACCGCTTAGGCTGTCAACAACCTTCGTCAGATTACTGTCGGTGAATCCAGCCTGCAAAAGATTTGAAAGACCTTCTACGTTTGAATCACTCTCACCGGTAATAGCATTTAAATCTTTTAAGGCCTGTTTTGTAGCATCTAAACCGCCGCCGGCTTTATTGGAGTTTACTTCAAGTTTAGCAAGATCCTCACGATATTCTTTAGTTGCCTGAGTACTTGCCAGAGCAGCAGCTCCGACTGCAAGTATCGGAGTTGTTACCTTATCTTTTAATCCATCTCCAAGGTCTTTGGCACTTTTGGCAGTCTCTTCGATTTCACTTTTCAGTTTTGAAAGCGATACACTGTCAACTTTTTTAAGAGATTCTTCTGTATCCTTAATGTAACTGTTACACTGGACTATCTTGCTCTCTGCATCTACTATCTTCTTTTTTAAAGATATCCATTTATCCGAACCTATCTCACTTTCATCCATCTGAGAAAGCTCATCATTATATTTCTTAACCAGAGACTGGTTCAGTTTTACCTGCTGCTGAAGAGAGCCGAGACGCTGATTAAGTTTTTCAACATTTTTTGGATCAAACTTAAGATGTTTATTCAAGGAAATCGATTCCTGCTCAAGCTGCTTCAATGCTTCTTTTGTTCCGGCTACTGTATCCTGAAACTCCTTATCGTCGCCGTATATTTCGACGGTAAGACCGGTTATTTTTGTTCCGCCTGACATGTATCCTCCTTTCTAACAAAAGAAGCAACCTCACTTGGGGTTGCTTTCCTTCGTTTTGTCCTGCTGTCACCTGAAAGAGTATTTATCGACTCCATCAGATCAAATAATGTCCGCCACGTCTGTACATCTGCCCATTTTAAATCAATTCTCAGTTTTACCAGAAGGGCAGTGACATAACTGTAGCTTAGAATTTTTTTTTATTTTTCTGCCGCCGGTTTGCGGGGCTTTTTTTTCTGTTTTCTTTAGGAACAGTATCGAAAACCATTCCAATCAGACCGCTGACAAAATCAAAATCGTTTGCAATGTTTTTAATACCTTCGATTTTAATAAATTCATCAGCATTCATATTGCTGTTGCAGAATTCACCGTTTCTGCATTTCAGATAGCTTGCGCTTGCCAGGCATAAAATAAAACGCTTATCAAGCATAAACCTTACGATATCTTTTTCTTTTCGGTTTTTAATATCTTCACCTGAAAGCGCAATAAGAAGCGGTTTTTCATAGAGTTCTTCGAATATCCGATGCCCCTCGTGTGTCATAGAAAAAAACAGCTTCATAGGTTTTCCTCTAATCACTCTCGGCTCTCCCGTATTTCTGTCGACAGCAATCTTTTCAGGAGTGTAGTCATATTTAAATATTTTCATACCTATTCACTCACCTTGTCTGTTGGAAGGAGTACTTTTGTTTTAAAAGTATCAAACCACGTTTTATTCTGTTCTGTTCTTGTAATCCGTCCATACCCTACAAGTTTGCCTTCATCATCTTTAACAAAATCAGATTTTTTTGATTCGTAAGTGATTGTAAGTTCAGCGGCCTCTACTTCGTCTTCTACGGTTGACGTTTCCAGTGCCGGTTCTGAAGCAGTTACATCATAGATATAATGCAGTGTCTGAGTTTCCTCTCCAGTAACTGCATCCATTTCGGTAGAAGTGAAAAAGAAGCAGTGTGCTTTTTTCTTCCCTGTATCGGTGATCATCCCGCTTGCATTTTCAATATATCCCAGACATTCAGTGTAATACTGTACCGGGATGTATGTAACGGCAGCCTCTGCACTTCTGACCTTTGCACCTGCAATGATTGCAAAGGTCGTATTGTCAGCAGCAATCTTCGTTGATGATTCCTCAACCTCTATTTTTGAGGAAATCATACCCGGAAGCATTACAGGCGCTGAGAATTTCGGTGTTTCTTCAGAAGTGTCGATCAGCGCATAGCCAAAATTGTCATTTCCATATATAATCTTTTTTTCCATTTCATGTCCTTTCTATTTAGCGATGATTTTAATAAGTTTTGCTTTGTTTTTAATACTGGCCTCTAGTTTTTGTTCCATCGGTCTTACATGAGCCTGTCCTTTTACCCAGTTCAGTTTTTTAGACAGATGCCCGTTTTCAAGCAGATGGGTAAGCGGTGCATGCTTTTTGTTGTAGATTATGAATCCGTTCCTGACTTTTTTATAAGCCCATCCCTTTGCATAGCTTCCGCCCCCGCTTCTTTTAGGACTGCGTTCCTGAAGTTCTTTTTTGCCTTCCTCTGCAAGTGCCTTTAAAAAATCGCTTAAATCGATTTCCACTTCAAAATCATTAATCATTCCAGTCACTCACGATCATTCTCAATACTGCAGAAGCAGTAAAAATATCCCCGCTTCGTCCATAGGTAAACGGTACATCGAACGTGCCGCTTATAAATCTGCATATTTCATTACGGTCGGCAACTGCCCTGCAGTACACCGTTAACTCAATCCGATTGAAACATACAATTTTTTGGTTATCGGCATAAATGATACGGTCGTCAAGACGACGAAGAAAAATATAATCGCCTGCCTTGTTTTTTCCTACATCTTCATAGTAGCATTCACATTCAAGCGGATTGCTGCGTAATTTTTTCATTAATTCCTTCTGAGTGATGTGTATCATTAGAACTTATACTCCTCAACATCAAGAATGCATTTCATTTTTCTCTTTTTATCGCTTAGAATCTGTTTTATTTCATAGCGGATACATCTGTAATCCACATATCTAAGCTGACCGCAGGAACTGTGAAGATAATTTCTTGCAATTCTCAAGTTGCATGAAAGCATCATGTCTCTGTTTCTGTCTTCATAATATCCGCTTGACCATTGACCAATATCATCACATTTAACTGTTTTTGAAGTTTCTATATTTACAGGGTTTCCATTTATATCGACCTGCTCATCAATATAAATCAGTCTGCATTCTGTTTTCATAGGAATTCCAGTCTTAATGTATTTACAGCGGTTATATACAGCCTCTGCAAATTATCATGATCAAATTCTATATCTAAAAATTTAGAAACTTCCATAGCAAGACATATCGCATAACTGTCGCTAAATTCTTCATCTTTTTTTATTTGAGGTATACCGGCGGTTTTTAAGGTTGATACTGCACCGCCGAGCAGCAGGATGATCTTGCTGTCATAGATCTCGGTATCCTCTATATCTAATAAATCTTTTATTTTTTCAACATAGTACTGTTTATCTTTATTTTCCAGATTCATGGTTCTCACCTTTTGTATTTTTAACAGGACTGATCTTGTCTTTTAACAGTTCTGCCTGCTGTTCATCCAGAATAACAATAGAATCTTTATTAGCTACTACCGTGGCAGCAGCTAATAGTTTATATTTCTTTTTCATATTATTCTCCTGTTAAGCAGCCGGTTTTTTAACAGTACAGAAGTGAAGCAGTTTTGTAACATTTCCACCGGCCATGATATCAGCGATGTAGCGGATTTTTCCATCAACGCCAAGAGTATAAGGATCTCTTAACAAGGAAACAGCAAAACCATTAGGGAAGTTTGCACGGTATCCTTTAAAATCACCAACTACCATATATGTCTGATCTTCAGTTGCTTTTGAGTATTCAGGCAGATCATTTGCAAATTTAACAAGCATACCGTTGTAATAGTAAACAGCCTTTCCAGTTGTAGGATCAATCATTGATTTAAAGATAGGCTGACCTGTTGTATCTTTCATCTGCATAACAGTGTTAAAAAATGTTTTTTTATGCATGATGCAGACAGCATCTACATTGTCGTCCAATTCTGCCTGAGCATTAAATCCAGTACCAAATCCTAAAGATTCTTTGATGGATGCAACGATTTTAGTATCAGCTACAGTATCAATACCATTTAATCCTTTATCGCCTTTTGCATTTAGAAGCACCTTTTTATCACATGCAGCTAAAATACGTTCTACTAAAAGATTTGTTACATAATCTGCAAAGGCATCAATTGCCATAGTTTCCATTTCTTTTGTAATAGAAATCCATTTAACAATGGTGCTTGGTTTTAATGATACTTCTCCTAATTCGATTTCAGATTCAGCAGGTCCTGATGCTCCCTCTTCACGGTCTTTCCCCTCTTCACCTTCGTCAATTTCATACGGAATCGAAGTCAATCCGGGATAAGCTGTAATGTTGCAGAGAGAAATGATAGAACCGCCATGGCGAACAGCGTGTTCGATTGTATTTTCAAGCATAGTAGGAACCAGTACCGCTCCGCCTTGAGAGCTTCCGCTGTCATTTGTAGAAATAAATCTTCTTACATAATCATCTGATCCGCAACGAACAGATTCGAACCATGCATTACGATATTCACGGCTTGAATAAATGTCGTCTGTATTATTGTTATCCATATCATGGAAAACATCCATTCTACGGTAATTTGGAGCCGGTGCTGGTTCAGGTTCCGGTTGTGGCTCAGGAGTATTTTTAAGATCTCTTTTCAATCCCTTGATTTCTTCCATCAGCGCACTTCTCTGCTCGGCAGTGATATCCTCATTTCGTGCCTCTGCTTCTTTTTGTTTGATTAAAGCTAAAATTTCTTTTCTATTCATAAATTTCCTCCATAATTTTATCTAGTTCTTTAATTTGTTTACGATATTCCTTTTCTTTAAAATGCTTTCTGGCATCCTCGTCAATCCCGCCGCCGGAACTGTCTCTTGATGCAGCAATCTCTGTTTGAGGATAAGCTGCGAACGTAACTCCGCTGACATCAAAAAAACGTCCAAATTCAACGATATCACGCCTGTCCATCTCTTCATCAACATATTCTGTCCATTGTGATTTTTTTACATATGCACAAAAAGACATAGTTGTAATTAGACCGTTTTTTACCAGTTCATAGAAATCACGTCCGGTCTGCGTATTAGCTATTACTCCACGGATTTTTAAGCCCACATCATCAACAATCAGTTCAAGTGATTTGTTTAAAGTTCTGGCAACAAGTTTACTGTCATCATGATTCATATTTAAAACAACATCACTTATATCAGCTGAATTCATCGCCTCTCGTTTAATGGATTCAATCCAGCCCCAAGGCGCCTGACCGATGACTGTATCTTCATTAAATCGCAGTGCATAGCCTTCAACGATCATTTCATTCGTCTGCTCTGTATTCTCTACAGCCCGCATTTCTGCACAAAATGAACGCTTGATAATTTTACTCATCTGTTTTTTGTTCCTCCTTTTCTACAAAATTTAAGTTATCAATAAGTTTGTCTCCGCCTGCAAGCGGGCCAAATTTAAAGACCATTTTTCTCATCTCATTTTTTGTTGTGAACATAGCCCCTTTATATGCACTGTTCATAGCTTTGTCTATCGAAATATATTCAAACGGATTACGCCTGCAGTCGATTACAGTTCCGCTGTCTCTTTCTTTTTCGTTCAGTGACTTATAATTCATTTCTTCTTTGTACTGTTCACTGAACGGTGCAATGATCTTATTGAAATAGATTTCCATTTCACTCTCATTAGCAGTACCGTTTACGACCTTTTCATTTATCCCTTTAAACGAATAGATCATTTTTGTAAGATTGTTCTGTTCATCGACCGACATTGTCCTGAACGGAGCTTTCATATCCTGCCACTTTTCACCGGCATCAAGTACCAGTACACCTCCGCCGGCTTTTTTTATACGTTCAGTTATTTCATCCTGCTTAGAAATCTTTTTATCCTTGCTTGCAAGCGACTGATTCAGTCCACCCAGTGAGGCAGACCCTATTTCAACTATCCCTCTTATTTCACCTGATTTCAGCATTTCGTTCATTAAAACATTAAGCTGAGTATCAAATAGTCTTGTCAGTGCTAAAGTTGAATTATCAAGATTGGACTTATCGCCCTGAAATATCTCATTGGGATTGTTTCGTAAAAAAATAAGATCCCCGGTATACATAAGTTCGATTTTCCCGGTGGTTTTATTTCGTGTTTTAAGAAATGTTTTTCCATTGTTCAGCTTATATCCGCATCCAAATTCATAGTTAGCCATATCGAGCGGTGTATAATCATAAACATTTCCTTTTTGATCCCGGTTGATAACTGCTATTGCTTTTCCGTATTTTGCATACTGATAAGCCATGATATATTTAAAGTCATGAGCTGTCAGCAGTTCATTGGGACGAAGCTGAAGCAGTTTGTTCAGTCGATTATTTTTCATATCATCATATTTGATTTCATCTTTTTCTAAAAATTCCCGATAAACAAAAAAATCCAGTTTTGAAAACTCGCTTGCAAAAGTTGTATAAGCTGTTTCAACTATTGGACTATGTTTTGTTTCAATAAATTTACTTGACCAGTCCTGAAACGTAATCCTGTTTCCATTACCGTCATAAAAATTAAACCCTCTCTTTACAACATGCCATGCATATCGCAGTCTATCAATAATTTCCATCACATCCTCCTATCATAATCAATATTAAGTTCATCATCGACTATAGTTTCTTTTTCCACGACTGCTGAAAAGCGATGATGATGGATATCATGACAGCGTTTATGACTGCATACCAGATTATCCAGACCAAAAGCTATTTTCTCGTCCTGATAATTTTCCTCGGTAAGCTCAATCAGATGATGAACATCGAGTCGGCTTAAAATCAGCTTTCCGCAAAAATAACATATGCTCTTATCACGCCTGATTACTTCCGGCCTTGTTTCATTTTTCCATCTTGGAGTTAGATAAACGGCCCGTTTCCAGTAAGGCATTGATTCTTTCTTCATTTTCTCGCCACCAGTCTTTCAATAATTCCATATTTTTTGAACCGGTAAATTTATTAGTGGTAAAAACATTGTAGGCACTTTCCGCAGCCGCCTCAGCAATAACTCCGTCTTTACGGCTGTTTTTAGGATTTACAAGTTTAAATCCAGTAGAAGTTTCTTTTTTCTGAGCTTCAGCAAAATGAAGTTCCGTAAGCTTGTTATTGCAGAATACTTTTTTTTGAGCACGAACATCTTTCATTTTCTCTAAAACAGGATTAGATATAGATGATTTTTCCATTTGAAATTTAACACAAAGATCACGATTATCTATGGTTGCAACATTAGCATTAAAATAAGCCTCTATTTTTGATGCCTTGTTTGGGTCAAGTCCAAACTTTACTATCTGAATGCCCATCAGCAGCTCAAGATATGCCAGATAGTATATAATAAAATCTTCTGTAACTCCTGTCATATCCGGTTTTGCATTGACTCCATAGATATCTACAATTTTTTTGCACAGTGCCTCATCTATGATTACTACATCGCCCTTATTGGCATAAAGCTGATATCCGTACTTCTTTTCTTTTTTATTGTAAAGAATGTTGCTGTCCTGTTTTGATTTAAGCTCTATCATATCCAGCAGTTTTGAATGTAGTGCCCCGTCATCCATACTTTGATAGTTATAATACTTCGGCAGAAAAAAGATATCCTTGTAATACCTTTTCTCTGTAAACGGATTTACCATCAGCAGCGATATACATGCAAGATCGGAGCTAGGTGAACGCGTCCATGCCATATCAAGACCAATAAAAACAGGTGCATTACAGAATATTTCTTCATCAAACCTGTTTGTCATGCATTCATCTTTTGAAAAGAAACTTGATTCGCCGTTTTGAGGAATATTAAAGTTTTTTGTTAAATTTACCGTTCTTTTCGAAGGGTCATCGATCATTTCCCTAACTTTTCCATTCAGCATAGTAGTATCAACTGCAAAACCTAATGACGGGTTAGACTTTTTGAAAACATCGTACTTTTTGCTTCTGTAAGCTTCAAATACTTCGTTTTCACTGTCCTGCTCAAAAATAGCAAAAAAACTGCGATACTGCCTGTCCTCTGTTTCACCGTCAAGAACTTTAGTCGCATAATCATAACGTATATCAAGATAACCGCCTCGAACAGTACCATGCGTTGAACTTTCGATAATCAGCATATCACTCCTTTTTGTTGATTTTCTTAGATTGTCAGCATATGCACTGTCTTTCATTACATGAATTTCATCGATTTCTATTACTGCCGGAATAATACCTTCCTGATTGTCTCCATCACTGGAAACAGCAACCAGCAATGAATTAGTTTTTTCAACACTTATTCTTGATCGGCTGTCTACGATTCTTGCATATTTCTTCAGCATCCTGTTTTTCTTGATGATTTCCATGGTACAGTCAAAGCAGATTCTTGACTGCTGATGAGAATTTGAGCCTATAAAAATATTAGGTGATGCAAATTCAGGACTGTAAAGCATGTAGGTATTCAAAAAAGCAATCGTTGTAGTTTTAGCGTTTCCGGATGCGATAAGCAGCATGACATCATTGACAACTCTGCTTATTTTTATTTTCTTCCCTACCTCATTGCCCGAAGTATCATATTCGGGCTCTTCAAATTCACCATAAAAACAGAATATTGAATAGTAAAACCACTTCTGCCATAAAAGAAGTTTTACAGGTTTCCCTGCATTTTCACCCTCTGTCAAAATGCAGAATTTTTCAATCCAGTCTACACATCTTTTCCCCCGTTCTTCTCTGAATTCAAAAAGATGCAGCATTTCCTCCTGCATCTTTATCTGCTTATGAATTTTTTCAGGATACTCATCAGGATATTTTTTAGAACGCTCAATAAATTCAAAGAATGGATTAGCTGACTGCAAATGGATCATCCTCTTTAACTGATGCAAGCCTAATAATATCTAATGTCTGTTCAAGTTCCTGAATCGTTTTATTCAAAGCAATATTTAACTTCATATAGTTTTCAAGCTGCTTGATCTGCGGAATAGCTGATGTTCCGCCTGAATGGTTTTCAAAAGTAGTACAGTTGTTTTCTTCAACGTACTCATCTATCTCATTTTTTAAACGACTTATAATCTTGGCATTGTAATTGTAGTCATTTTTTGCATTTAAAAGTCTTTCCTTGACTGTTTCTTTTTCTTCCTCGGTCAAGTTTTTTGCTTTGAATCTAGGTGAAACAGAACTTCTTTTACATGTGCTTTTTAACTTTTTATTGCTTTCGGTCCTTTTGCTGAAATGATCAATAACATCCCTGATAACATTTTCATTTATATTCTTTTTATCATAGCCCTTTTTTTCAAAGTATTTATAAATCGTAGGTCTTGTTGTACCTGCCAATTTCGCTAATTTAGTTATTGTCACATTTTCAGCTCCTTTCGTAAATTTAGTGTACTTTTCTGTAAACTCATAAACTAGGTGTAAAGGCTGCTTTTTAAAATCGATTCTCAGCGATTACGTACCCATTCACCGTTTTCCCTACTCACACTTTGATTTCGCAAACCCGGGGGGGATTTAAAAAAATGTAAAATTATTTTTACAGGAATAAATTAAATAATGTGTAAACTTTACAA